CTACATTACCACCAGCACCATTACGCAAAAGCGTATTAGGAGACACAGTCGCAAGCGCTGAGCCATTCTTAACACCTTTTACGGCTAAGATTATAAGATGATACTGTAAATCTTCAAAATTTGTTGACACGGCATTCTGGAAATGGACGGTCCAACGAGTAGTTGCGCGAATAGGTTCAATACGATCACCTATACGCTGATTGTCAGCGATGCCCTGACCGACCTGCGCCAGCATTCTATTCAGATTACCAGGCACACTCGCACCAGCAGTAATTAACTGCTGTGCAAATATAGTCTCACCAACATACTTTGTCTCCAACTGAGACTTCGCTACGGCCTTTATCGCCGCGCGTAAAGGACGAGAGACAGGCGCCTTACGACGAACCATCGCAGGCTTGCGAGCACGACGAACAGGCTTACGCTTAGGAAAACGAGAACGACGAGCGGGCATGGTTATAATTACTATACAGATAATTATTTACAAATTTTACAAGCAAAATCTAAACAATACATACGATGAACCCATCTGACTAAATCGTCATAGGTCTTAAACTTCATCTACTATTTACCAATAATAACATTCAGTGGAAATTCACGCACTTCATGTATTCTTCTATCCAACGCCCTTCTATTAGAAACCGTCTGATAAAACTCAGCCGGAGGATTATTTGTTGTAATAAATACGCGCATCCAACGAGCGCCAACAAAACCACCCTTAACTTGGACTCGGTATTTATACCGGTCCAATACTTTCAATAACTCCGCAAAAGGAATATCAGCATCAAAGTCATCTAAGAGCAGAGTCTCTTCACCATTATAACCATCCCACCAGTGGCCGGAAGGTTTAGAATAGACATCTGGATACTGAGTCCAGACCCATCGGGTCTTACCGGAGCCGGGCGAACCGTATAACCAAGTTACACGAACCTCCCGCTCTATAGGTTGAATTGACATTTTCTTTAAAGTTTCTAACGCACGGATTGCCGGGAGCAATTGTGGCTGCTCTTGAATCACATCCACTACCTCTCTGCCAGAGAGGATTTCATTGGTCGCTTGCGCCCAATCAGTTCGGGCACCCTGTCGGGATATTTCACCGAACTTAAATACAACTGCGTCCTTGTCCTTCATACAATAATCGGACGCTTGATGTGCCGTGCCTCGTCTACTTTCAAAATGACATTCACCCATTAATTTCTTAAGATTTTTCCAGCCCGAGCCGGTGGCTCTAGGATTTTCAAACTCTATATAACCTTGTAAATGCGGAGTACCTGATTCCGCAACCTCTTTAGCGAAGATGTGGTACGACACGCCCTCTTGTAGTGCTTGTAACCGTCGTACATCTTCTTCTGAATAATTATTCAGCGTGTAACACACATTCCTCACCTTTGCAGTTGGCGGAACAGAAGTTAGCGGAACAGAAGTCGCCATAGGGTAATACTATACCTATGGCTCACTTTTTAAAAACGTACTATAACCGCCCCCCCCGCCCCCCCTCCCGGGGGGGAGCCGACTAACCGCGTCGGGCGGGCAGACATATTGCGACCCAGAAGGGTCGCCCCTACCGGGAGTCCCTGCGGGCGCGCTCTTTTTAAGCGTCCTTGTAAAACAAGTCCGTTCTGCAACCATATACAAGGTTGCCGGAATATGCCCCCGCATCATTTACAGACACCCAGTGAATAAACACCGGGTAATGATTAGTCGGGAGCGTATCTACCGCTGTATTGTAATCCAGCGTAGGAGGCGTCCACGTGTACGAAAACGTAACACACGGACTAGCATTAGAAATCTGCCCTGTCGCAGCAGCGCCAGGCACACCTGTAATGTCATACGAGCCCTTAGCGAACCGATGCGTAAAACGCTTCAACACCGTATACTGGTCAGTATTCACGGGATAATGATTCACTTGCTCGATAAACTGGTTCTGGCTGAATGCGCCCACAGTAGGGTCTACATTACCACCAGCACCATTACGCAAAAGCGTATTAGGAGACACAGTCGCAAGCGCTGAGCCATTCTTAACACCTTTTACGGCTAAGATTATAAGATGATACTGTAAATCTTCAAAATTTGTTGACACGGCATTCTGGAAATGGACGGTCCAACGAGTAGTTGCGCGAATAGGTTCAATACGATCACCTATACGCTGATTGTCAGCGATGCCCTGACCGACCTGCGCCAGCATTCTATTCAGATTACCAGGCACACTCGCACCAGCAGTAATTAACTGCTGTGCAAATATAGTCTCACCAACATACTTTGTCTCCAACTGAGACTTCGCTACGGCCTTTATCGCCGCGCGTAAAGGACGAGAGACAGGCGCCTTACGACGAACCATCGCAGGCTTGCGAGCACGACGAACAGGCTTACGCTTAGGAAAACGAGAACGACGAGCGGGCATGGTTATAATTACTA